AGGGGCATCACTTGGCGTGGCCTATGAACCTCGACCTCGCAGCAGAACTCTGCCGCAGGTTTGAGGGGTTTAGGAGTAAACCCTACCTGTGCCCCGCAGGTATTGCCACCATCGGGTATGGATCGACCTATTACGCGGACGGGCGGAAGGTGCAGTTGACCGACCCGCCGATGGAGGAGCCCCAAGCACGAGCCCTGCTGATGGCCGAGTTGCTGCATACCTATGCTCCGGGCGTTATTCGCCAGTGCCCGATACTGCTTACGTTGGCGGTTACTCAAAAAGACTGGCACAAGATCAACGCCATCGTAGACTTCTGTTACAACTTGGGGGTTGGGCGCTTGCAAACCTCGACGCTACGCAGGAAAATAAACGCCCAAGACTGGGATGCGGCCAAGGAGCAGTTGATGCTCTGGACTAGAGGCGGCGGCAAGGTACTCCCGGGCCTCGTTAAACGCCGCCAAGCCGAATGTGCTTTGATGGACTAGCCCATGCCGCTGAAGAAACTTACGCTCAAGCCTGGTGTAAACAGAGAAAACACCCGCTATACCAACGAGAACGGTTGGTATGAGTGCGACAAGGTCCGCTTCCGTCAAGGCACCCCTGAGAAGATCGGCGGGTGGCAACGCATTTCTTCGTCCACCTTCCTTGGTGTCTGCCGCTCTCTTTGGAACTGGGTAACCCTGGGCAGTCTGAACCTTGTTGGGGTCGGAACCAACCTGAAGTTCTACATCGAGCAGGGCGGTTCTTATAACGACATCACCCCCATCCGCTCGACGGTCACGATCAACAACAACCCGTTTGCACTGACCGCCTCAACCACGGTGACGGTGACAGATACGGCGCACGGCTGCGTCACAGGTGACTTCGTGACCTTCAGCGGTGCTGTTGATATTGGCGGTGTTGGAACAAACGTAACGGCTGCGGTCCTAAATCAAGAGTTCCAAGTCACCGTCGTTGATGCCAACACTTACACGATCACGATCTCTGTGGTGCCTAACGCCACAGCCATCGCCGGTTCTCCCGGTGGTGGCGCTGCGGTTGTTGCGGCCTATCAGTTAAACACAGGATCGGCGACTGCCATTCCCCTGACCGGATGGGGTGCTGGCGGTTGGGGCTCTGGTGCCTGGGGTGTTGGCGGCACATCCAACACATCGTTGCAGTTGTGGAGCCAGAAGAACTGGGGCGAGGATTTGATCTTTGGTCCCCGTGGTGGCGGAATGTACTACTGGGATGCAACCTCGGGCGTTGGCACACGCGGGGTTGATCTCACAACGCTGTCTGGTGCAAACGGGGTGCCGACCAAGCAGAACTTGGTCTTTGTGTCTGACATCAACCGTTTCGTGTTTGCCTTCGGATGCAACGAGATTGGCTCATCTGTTTTGGAGCCCATGCTGATTCGATGGTCGGATCAGGAAAGCGCGGTTGACTGGACCCCGGCAGCAACCAATCAGGCGGGCAGTCTGAGGCTATCTGACGGCAGCGAGATCATCGCAGCCATCCAGGCCCGTCAGGAAATCGTGGTGTTTACAGATTCCGCCGTTTACTCCTTGCAGTACCTTGGAGCGCCGGATGTCTGGGGTGCTCAGACCCTGGGCAGCAACATTTCCATCCTGAGCCCCAATGCCGTGTCAATCGGCTCCGGCGTGATTTACTGGATGGGGGTGGACAAGTTCTACAGGTACGACGGTCGCATACAAACGCTGAAATGCGATCTGCGCCGTTACATTTTTGGAGACTTCAACCAAGATCAGGCGGCTCAGGTTTTCTCGGGGACCAATGAAGGCTTCAACGAGGTCTGGTGGTTCTACTGCTCTGCAAACTCCACGACCATTGACCGGTATGTTGTTTACAACTACGCCGAAGAAATCTGGTACTACGGCACCTTGGCACGGACGGCTTGGCTTGACTCCGGATTGCGGGATTACCCGTTGGCCGCTACCTACCTTGGCAACCTTGTGAACCACGAGCAGGGTGTGGACGACAACGCCACCGGGACACCTGCGGCCATCAACGCTTACATCGAGTCTGCCGAGTTTGACATCGAGGACGGGCAGAACTTTGGCTTTATCTGGCGTATGGTGCCGGATGTGACGTTTACAGGATCGACGGCCAACAACCCATCGCTGACCATGACGCTCATCCCCATGAAGGGGTCGGGCTCTGGGTTTAACAACCCTCAGTCCTTGGGTGGTTCAAGCAGTGCGGCGGTCACGCGGTCGGCGACGGTGCCGATTGAAGAGTTCACCAACATCGTTTACATCCGGGTGCGCGGGCGTCAGTTGATTATGAAGGCCGAGTCCACCGCCCTTGGCGTAGCGTGGCAGTTGGGCTCGCCCCGTATCGACGTGCGGATGGATGGTCGCAGATGAGTTTCATCATTGAAGATGCTGTCGTCCCGCCGCCACCAAACCTACCGCTGGCCCCGGGGGGCTACGACTCTCGGTATCAGGAGCAGTTCAACAACGTCCTGCGCCTGTACTTCAACCGTTTAACCGCCCTGCTTGGACAGATCGTGACAACCCCATCCCCCATCCCAATCTCAATTGGAGGCACCAATACTGATGCCTTCGGGCGGCTGCGGGTCAGTCAGCCCTACACGCTCTTCGATAGCCAGAACCGCTACGCCGCAGACAACCAGTTTGATGTCTCCACGACTGGCACGGGCACGACCACATTCTTGTCCAACGAAGCGGCAGTCAAGATGGAGGTCACCGGGGCCGGTGTCGGTTCTGTCCTGCGGCAGTCCTATCGTTCATTCCCGTACCAGCCTGGGAAGGGTCTGTTGGTGCTTGCCACCTTCGTGATGGACAGCAGCCAGAGTCTGAACCTCACGCAGCGGGTGGGCTACTACAACGACCAGAACGGCGTGTTCTTCCAGCGCATCGACGGCACGTTCTCATTTGTCCTGCGCTCTTATGTCACCGGCTCTGTTTCCAATGCCCGGACGGTCAATCAAGATGACTGGAACGGCGACAAGTTGGACGGCACCGGGGACTCGGGTTATACCCTAGACCCCACCAAGGCGCAGATTCTGTGGATGGACTTTGAGTGGTTGGGCGTCGGATCAGTCCGGTGCGGCTTCATCATCAACGGTGAGTACATCGTCTGCCATACGTTTACCAACGCCAACGAGATCACCAACGTCTACATGACCACGGCCATCCTGCCGGTGCGGTATGAGATTGTGACCACCACCTCTGCGGTTGCGGCTTCGATGAAGTCCATCTGCTGCTCAGTTGTCTCCGAGGGCGGGTTTGAGCAGACCTCCATTGACCATGTGGCGCGACGCACCACAGTCCTGGGGACCATCGGTACAACCTTCTTGCCGCTTGTCTCCATCCGACTTGCCTCTGGACGCACGGGTGCGGTGGTACTGCCCAACCGAGTGCAGGTTCTGCCCACGACCAATCAGAACTATGAAGTGGCGCTGATTAAGAACCCCACCCTGACGGGCGCGACCTGGGCTGCTACGGTGCCTTCGGACTCAAATGTGGAGTACGACGTAGCGGCGACAGCGACCACGGGCGGCACCGTTGTTCAAACGGACTATGTGACTTCTTCTGGCTCAGGCGGGACACAGGGTCTGAGCGCGGCCACAGGGTACAACTTTGACCTCCAACTGGGCGCATCTATCGCCGGGGTCAGTGACATCTACACCGTTGCCATCAGAACCGTATCCGGGGCAACCACGGGCGACGCGGTCGGATCGCTGTCCTTCTACGACTTGACGCAATAACATGATGCGGTCGAACCTATTTGATGAACGCGAGTTAACCGAAGGCGATCTGCGAGAGATCGGCCGCGCCTGCGCCTGCGCCTGCGCCATTCGTGGCACCTGCTCCGACGCAAACTGCCACACCTTTTACTCCTGATAAATTTAAAGAACTACTAAAACAGGCAGGGAGAGAATTAACGCCAAATTATTTTTTGACCACGCCTACAGGTCAGGCGGAAAGAGAGGGTGAGTTACCGACATATCTTCCAACACAAGTTGGAGAAGATTTTCAAGGAAGTTTCTATGGCAATTATGGCGGAATTCCAGTTCATAGATTTGCTGAAAATGAACTGCATATCAATGTACCAACCCCACAAGGGGAAATGCGATACATATTTGACAAAGAAGGCAATTTTGTAAACTTAGTTCGCGTAAATCCAGACAGGGGAATTGTTACAAGAATGTTCCCGGCTGTCACCACGGCAGTACTTACTGCCATGGGAATTCCTGCCCCAATTGCAGCGGGCGTCACATCTTATGGCATGACGGGCGATATTGAGGCGGCTTTAAAATCTGCGGGGCTGTCATTTGTTGGGCAACAGGTCATGCCAATGGTTGAGAAACCAATCAATCAGTTGGCATCTACAGCCGTCAATCTTCTTCCTTCGACAGCGCCAGATGTACTCACTAATTTGGTTAGCGATGCGGTGGCCGGGGGCAGCAAGGCACTTGTTGGTCAGGGGATTTCAAGTTTAATTACAGGCCAGCAGTTTGATCCAACGGCAGCATTTTTAGGCGGCGCTGTATCAGAAAGTACAAAAAATCTACTTTCATCTAACACGGAACTAAAGCAACTTCCCCCAGCGATTAGAAATTCGATTACAAATGCAGTTATGGCGGGCGTTCTTGGGAAAGACCCAACAGCCGCCGCTATTAACACCTTTATTAATCAAACATTGAGGTCTGCTGGGAATACGATTCGCGCTTCTCAACCACCATCAACTACGGGTCCTGCTGAGTTTGAAACAAGATCAATTATTGATCCGATGGGAGATATGGGTGGCACTCTTGTTCCCGGCGAGGCAGGCGAGGATTATGTTGACCCCAACAGAGTAGTTGTTTCAGGCCAGAGTGAGCCTGTAGATTTTCTTTCCTTGTCTGATATTGACGCAGCAAGCACCGGGCTTTCAACCACACCTCCAAACCGTGTGGTCGTCCCAGTCTCAAGAGAGGCGGCTGAAACGGAAACGCCGGTTATGGTTCGGCCCACTCCCGCGCCCAGGCCCGGGCAGCCTGAGCAGGTGACCGTAACTGGAACCAAACTTCCCAAGGACGACATCGCCGATCAATCCGTCAGTGTGACGGGGACAAAGATTGCAGCGCCTGCTCCATCTCCTGCTCCTGCGCCATCTCCCGCTCCTAGTGCTCCTGCTCCTCGGGCACCCGCTCCGGCCCCTCAGGTTACGGCTGCCCGGGCACCCACACCGCAACAGGACATGAGTTACATCACAGAACTGCCGCTGTATCAGTCGGTGTTCTACAAGGAGATGAAGGAAAAAGAACGCCGGGAAGAACTTGCCCGGGAGTTGGAACAGCAGGAAAATGCCGATCCATACGAGAGGTTGATGGACTTGGCCGAGCGCAACCCCGAGATGGCGGTTGATGAACTGATGAAGATCGTTGAAGGAACATGAAATGGCTGATGATCTGACCGGCGGTTATGACTGGGGATACGGACTTGGTCCTTCATCTACCGATCAGGCTGGCAACTATCCAAATTCTACCGGCCAACTAGACCCCATTACCGGTCTGCCAATTGCCGTTGATCCGGGCAGTTCTGGGTGGGGTACTCCCGGTCCAGGTTGGGGCAACCCTGGAGCATTAGGAAATATTGACTTTTCCAATCTACTTAAAGTCGCTCCGTTCCTTGGCTTGTCTGCCCTTGCCAGGAACTCCTCCTTCTTTAATCCTCCCCCTCCCAAAGTC